ATATGTTTTATACAAACCTCAAAGAAGGTTTGTAATCTTCCCCTGTCCCTTAAAGTAGGAACAACCGACTTCTGCAATTGTACGATACAATGCCTTGTTACCAAGAGTACCTACACCAAATGGGTTTCCGTTGGAAATACCATCCTCAAAGTATTGAGTTGGTTTCATAACAGACAACCATAGATGGTCGGTGTCAAGGAAAAGCATATCACTGATACAAGAGGAATTAACACCTGTTGATGGCATAGCCGCAACAGGAATCAAAGGTATGTCATAGTAAGTCGAAACTCTAAATCCGACTTCTGCACCCTTTACACCTCTAACTCCATTAACAGTAGGAACGATTTCCTTTCTGTCCATAAAGCGTTCTTGTGCTTGTAATAGGTCACTTAGAGTTTGTAGTGTATCATATCCAGTTAGAATAACCTTTGGTGAACCACCAGCAACTCTCAAATCTCTAATCATGTTGTTTAGAACAGTTAGAGTTAATTGACGAGCAGCACTTGAAGCATAAGAAGCCCCGAAAGATACTTGTGAATCAAGGAATGAACCACTATCACGGTTTGAGCCGTAAATGTGACTTGTTGCTGTTCCATCTGCGTCACCAACAAGGTTTGCAGTTTCCATAGCAGCCAATTCAGCAGTTGATGTGATAACCTTGTATAGAGAAGTATAGTTTCTATCAATGTTAGCAACAGTAGTTGTAGCAACTGCTGAACCTGCATCATAGTTTTCCAAAGGCATTACAAGCATTTGGTTCTGTACTTCTGAATGGTGCTTACCCATGTCTTCACGAAGTTGCGCTCTAATGTCACCAATTCCGTCATCAATAGCCGCCATTTCCATAGCCAATTCGCTGAAATCAAATTGATGAGCAACGATTTTAGGGCTTGTAAATAGTGTAGTGTAAGTAGGTGCAATTGGGCCTAGACCGTCATTTGCAGTATTTAATCCTGCATTTTCTGGAACGCCACCAATTAGGTCTGCTCTAAGAGTAGATGCACCTAGATTAGTTAGTGAAGTATCGCCTGTAACTCCTACGCTTAGAGAATTACCGCTTCCACCAGCAGGACGCTCTGAAAGAACTCTCCAACCACTAGAAGTGTAAGGTCGCTTTGAAATAACAGATAGTGCATTACACTCTCTATTTAGCATAGACCAAACCTTTTGGCCGTATAGTTGGTTGTAAAGATTACCATTAATACCGCTTGTTGGGTTTGTTTGTGAAGCAGCATCATGACCAGCATGAAGACCGCTTAATCCACCAGCAGCCTTCAATAGTTGATTACCAAAGGCTCCGCCTGTTATTCCGTATGTTTGTGCTTCTAAATCTGCAATTGTGTTAATATAACTCATTTTAAACGCCTCCTGCCATCTTATGAATTTGTGACCAATCCATTTCAGCCAATTCATCCATACTTGGGAGTTGTATTTGTGCTTCTTCTTGTGCCTTAATGATTGTTTCCTTTTCAGCAGTTAAAGACTTGCGTAGTTGTGTAAATTCTTCCTTTAGAGAAGCAATTTCGCTTGCAGCATCATAGTTAGCCTTTGCGATTACGCTTTCTCTTGAAGAAGTTTCAGCAGTAAATCTGTTTTCAAACTGCTTTTGTAGGTTGTCGTAGGCCAACTTTTCAAGTTGTTCTTGACGGAAAGCCTCGTAAGCCTTCTCGATGTTACCAACGCTCAAATCAAGCGTTTCTAATTCATCATTACCAAATGCCTTAACAACGGGCAAATCAGAACTTCGTGGTTTGCCATTGTCAATAACCACACGGTCTGCTGGCTCGCCTATTTCGACACCTGCACCATCTAAAGTAGATACATAGGCTTTAGCCTCAGAATCATCCATATATTCTGCTTTTTCATCTTCTAAAGGCATAGCCTTTTCATCGGTTTCCAATGGCATACCTTTTTCATCTTCGGTGTCCATCATCTCATCTTCTTTCCTAAGAGAATTAACTTCATCCATTAATGAATCTAATTCTGCTAGGGCTTTTTCTAGTTTGCTCATATTATTCGCCTCTGTTTTTTTGTCTTGCTTTAGTATATCAAATCGTGCTTCTGGGTTTATTCCTTTTTCACATATTGTTACTTCATGTAGTTCTAATTTACTTATTTCATTATAGTCGCCTAATTCTGGATTACTTTTCTTTACTTTATGTATAGCCTGTCCTCCAATGCTAAATGACCTTAATGAACCTTTTCTAATGCCTCTGTTTATTTCTTTGGCTTTTTCTATATCATCTCTTAACTTAATTACTACAAAGAACCCTACATCATCTACTTCGGTTTTCCATAGTCTTCCTTCTTTGTCTCTATATGATTTTATTACTTCCCCAACTTGAACATTAGAATGATTAGTCATTACATTTCTAAACTTTGGGTTCTCCATATATTTGTTTACTGCATCGTTAAGTGCTTTGAGTGTGATTAAATCGTTTTGTTTATCGACTATTTCTATTGAAGCATATCCACCAATCATTAAGTCATCATTAGATTTTAATATCCTTAACTCGTCAGTGTTGTATCTCTTCATTAGAAGTGACATTTGCCTCAACCCTTCGTTATCCTTTCCACTATATAAGGAACACCTAATCTTCACTAGGTATGGTTAATTTATTGTTCTTATCTTCGTAGATATTCCATATACCTTCATCACTATCCTCATCAGCAGGGGCTTGTTTATATCCTGTCCATGCAAGCCACATTCTTTTGCCCTTAACAGGCACTACCCTAAGATGTAATTTAGTCTCGAATTTATTTCCTTCTAAAAAGTATTCATGATAACCATGCCTTTGAACACCCAATTTAACCTTTCCTGAATCAACAACTTTTTCTCTTTCAAAGGTTCTGGCAACTTCCGCAGGATATTTACCTGCTTTACCAAACAAATCAAACAGTTCTTTTTGGTTATCTAAATCAACATTCCAATTTATTGATTCATCTCCTAGTTTCATAACAATGTTAATATTATCATCTTCTCTAGAATATATCTTAAATTGACCAGATTGATATTTAGAAGGAGTTTTATATGCTTTCATAATATTATCCTCTTGCATAATTTTATCATTCTCAGCAAACAACTTTCCTTCCTCAAATGAAATACCTTCTCTATTAGAAGCCCAATCCTTTAACTTCTTGCTATTAGATTCCAATACATCTTCATAATCACTAACTTTAGTTTTAACTAAGAAATTATGAATTTCTTTAGGAGTCTTTGCGCCATTTTCTTTCAGATAATTAAATATAGTGACAGTTAACATGCTTTGTTTAGTTTTCATTATTTCTTCTGCTTTAGATTTCCACATATCTAAATCATTAAGTGCATTTTTAGACATTAAATTATCTTCTTCAAACCCATAGATAGTGAATCCATCCATATCGCTTTTAATAATAATAGTGGCTTCTCCGTGAATATGGTCAGTTACAACCATTCCTTTCTTTAGTGCCTCAACATCATAATTTAATGACTTCTTAGTATCTTTAGATAGTAATTCCAAAGTAACTACTTTATCCGGCATGGTTACTTCTGGAACTTCAATAACTTTGGCTGAATAAAGAGTATATCTTTCTCCTGATTTTTTAACTTCATCGACTTTAACTCTAATAATATCTCCTATATCAACAGATATTTTAGTATTAAGAGCCTTACCTACATCCATATATTTCTTACCTTGTAATTCTTTAATATGTTTTCCTGTTTCTTCTGTAGGGCCAATGTCTATACCCACAGTATAAGAATAAAGGTTACTCTTAGTCTTCTTCTTATCTAAAACAATAACATCTAAATCAACAAACTTTTTCCACTTAACCCACTTAGGATTCTTTTTAGTACCTATGTAATAAGTGGAAGTAGCATCTTTAATTACTACTCCTTCAGAAGTAGGCATATCCATAATTGCTTTAGCATATTCTTCAATATCTTTTAAACTATCTGCTTCTCTTGTATCTTTTTTAGAAGGGAAAACTAAATGTTCAGAAGAACGAGAAGAATAGTTATTAAACAAAGTCTTCATTCTTTCTGATAATTCTTCTTCAACCATATTTTGGTCATTATGTCTAATAATATCAAATACATGACACTTTAATTCAGCATCTTTATATTTGCCCTTAAAAACATGAGCAATAGTATCTGCTCTATGCAAAGGGTCTTCTCCATCAAATAAGATTAATTCTGCATCTAATATACAATCACCGAAATGCTTCTTTTTTAGTTCAGAAACTATGTCTTTACATTTACTAGTTATGTCCTTTTCATTATACGAATATATTTTAATATTATTATCTATTTTATGTAATTGTATTCTCATACCATCATATTTTTCTTGAACAAACCATTGACCACTGAAGCCCTTTAATTCTTTAAGGTCGTCTATTTCAAATATTCTATACATTGGTTTGTTAGGAATCACGAAGTCACTAATAGATTTTTCAGTCTCAGACTTTTCATCCTTAGATTTCTCAATGTCCTTTAACTCTTCTAAATCTTCTTCATCTTCTTTAGATAGAATCAATAACTCTAATAAGTCCATGCCAGCCTTTACTTTAGATTCGACTTTCTTTGAGTCTTTTCCATCCCCATAATGCTCAATAATATAGAGGGGTATGTCCTCTTCTTGTAGGTCAAGTCCTTTTAGACCCACTGTAATATCGTCAGGTTCGATGTCTTTAACAGCGTAAATGGCTGGATTGATGATTGTTTTATCATGCCTTAACGCATAATGAATAAATTTAACCATAGTCTCAGGATTATTTAGTAATTCTTCAAGAACACTATCTGTAAAGCGTTTAGCAAAAGGGTCATCAACTAAGTGAGATGAATAACGAACAAGTTTAACTGCTTCAAATAATTTCTTTGCTTCTTGAGAAGAAGGATTCTTAATCTCTTTATTATCCATTAGGTCTTCATCAATATGCTCTTTTAATTCCTTACCTGCGGCATCTGCTTCCTCATAAGATGATTTAATGCTATCAACAGCATTACGCCAACGGCCCCCATACTCGCTAGGGTCTGCCTTTGCAGAAAGATAGGCCATTCTTGTTTTTTCAAACAATCTAAGAATTTCCTCAGAAGGTTGCTTATCCTTCTCTATTGAAGAGAGATTCATTATTGTCCCTCAACGATACTTATTAGGTTTACTTAAAATACCATCAACATTAAATTCACGCACTAGTTCTTGAGACTTTTCAGTAAATTCTTCTTGACCAATACTGCCGTCTTTAAGTCCATCAAGCAGCCCATCTAAGTCTTTTTCAACTTGTCTAATTAACAACTCAATATCTCTAATTTGCTGTTTATCTGCCTTTACTCCACCTTCGCCTCGAATTGTGTATTTAAGGACATCTAAAGACTTTTTAAATTCAGTAACTTCTCCACCTAAACCATATCCTTCTTTTCCATCAGTGTTGGTTTTATATTGAGTGACTTTAGCCGCTTTTGGTTTCTTTAGTTTTATCTTTTCCATAATGTTATCCTTTTCCAAAGGACTACGGTTATTTTCTAAAGATAATAGTAGTTCTTCTTTTGCGCTTCTTGCTTTTTCAATAGCAAGACTGATTATTCTTTCTTCTTTTGTTACTCTTTCTGGCATTATTGTCCACCTGCTCTTTCCACCATTTTGTGAATTTGTGACCAATCCATACTATCAACATCAATAGTAGTGGTATTGTTGTCCATTCTAGGAGTAGGGCTTTCTGCTACTACTAGTCCTGCTTTCATTAAAATATTATCTTTAGCATATAGAGTCTTTTCTAACGCTTCAACTTTTGCAGATAGAGCCTTTACTATCTCTAACATCTCTTGATTAATTGTATTTTCTTCTGTCATTTGGATTCCTCCTTTTTGCCTCTTGGATAAATTAAATCTTGTAATTGCCTAAAGAGCAGTTCGTACTCCTTACGAAGTTTCGTAGCAGTAGCCACTATATCAACATTCCTTTCATCCATTGATTTCATCTTCTTATTTAGTTTCTTATCAGACTTCATTAAGTCTAATTCTTTAAGAGTGTCTATTAGTTCGCCTAACTTAGTAAAGTCTTGACCAAAAAATTCAGTAGGTTCTGCTGATTGCAAAGTTTTCTTTAGTTTCTTTCTACCTTTAGCATCTAAAGAATCAAGTATCTTTTTAGGAACCTTTTTCTTTTCTTTAAGAACATAGTCCTCGCCTTCTCCGTAATAATCCCATGTCATATTAATTCCTCATGTATTGCTTTAATGCACCTTTTATCTCATCCACTCTACTGTATTTTTTAACTAGGCTATGTGAAAGGTTTTCAACTTGAACAATTGTTCTATTATCATAAGTATCTAAAAGGTTTCCTTCTTGTATAGCACTTAACCACTCTTTGTCCACTTCATTAATATTGGGTCTAGTTCCTGCTTTTCCAGAAACCCATTCCTTAAACTCTTCCACTTCGGAATCATCAAGTTTCTTTATTAATTTAGACATTTTTCTTAATGAATGATGTATAGACTCAATAACGCTACCTAGTTCAATTAATTTCTTAACTTCCCTATCCCATTTCTTTTTGCGTTCCATCTGTTCTATTTGATTTTCTTTATCTTCGCCTTCCAATATTCCTTGAGGTACTTCAGGAGGATTAGGGAAATTTTCAGATAATTCTACATAATCATCTAATTCTTTTTTAAATTGACTTATTCTTTCAATACTGCCTTTAACCTTCAAAAGTTTCTGTTCTTCTTCTTCCAAATCCTCTTGAATTTCTTCTGTGGCCTCTTCTATAATATCAACTTTGCCTTCTTTAATTTGTTCTATAAACTCCTGTAATTCAGAAATTTCTCCAAGTTTATCTTTTTTAGGAACAGTTTTAGTTTCTTTAACTCTTTTTCCCCCTCCCGCAGTAGGTACTGAAAAACCAAACGGTGAAATTTCGGGGTCACTACCTACTGTAGTTTCAGGTTCATCTCTAATAGTAGTTTGTTCTTCATATAAGTTTTTAATCTTTAAAGTTAGTTGTTCTATTTTTCTAGCAATAATGCCTTCAGTCCCGCCTTCCGCAAATTCCTTCAGAACATTAATATACTCTGTTAGTTGCTTTTCTTTCTTTAATAAAACATCAAACTCTGTTAATATAGATTTAATTGTAGTCTTTGTCTCTAATGCAATTTCTCTATCAGGCTTATTTAGGTTTTTTGCCGTCTTCTTTGCATCCCTTAGTTGCTTTGCCCATTTAGATTTATTTTGCTTAACAGAAGGATTTTTATCAAATTCGTTAATATGTAAATTAATTAAAACATCATAGAAAGACATCTTATCATCAGTATCTTCGATAGGAATTATTTTGCCTTGTAATGCAATAAGAGTATTTACTGTTTTTTGAACATCATGTGCTTTGGTTTTTGTAGTTTTGCCGTTTTTTGTAGTTACTAATACTTCTAACTTGCCATCAGCACTCATAATTGATTTATACCTTTTATTTAAAAAATCAGGCTCCTTTGAAAGAACAGTCATTAAGTTAATAACAGTATTAGAATCTTTTATGTTTTTTCTTCTACCAACCCATGATGCAAAATTTAAAAACTTGTAACCTGTTAAGGTTCCCTTACTCTTCTTAACTATAATATTATTTGCTAATGTCTCAGTAGATTTCATTAATTTTTCTATATTAGTGAGTTCTCTATTGGCACTTTTATGCTCCATTTGTTTTCTTCTAGATTCTGTTTCCTCAAAATAATCATCTGTTTCTTTATCGGTAGTATCTAGGTCTTGAGTCTGAGAAATACCTGTTCCTCCGCCACCTGCGGCAGTAGTTGATAAGGTTTCATCTAACTCTTCTTCAGTATCGTCTCTGATTTCTTCATCGCTTCTTGAATCTTCTTCCTCTTCTTCATCTTCAGCCTTAGAAATGTATTTTCTATAATTAACTATATTATTAGGAGAGAGGTTTTTTATTAAAGAATTTTTAATATCAGTGATAGTTGCATCTGACTTAACTAATGACATAGTTTCATTATCTATGTTTGCTTTTAGCAAAACAGTCTTCAAAGACTTATCTTTAGATAATTCTATAATCATTTAATCACCTTAGAAGGGAATGTTTTCTTTCTTACCACGCCTTTTAGGAGGAAGAGTAACTACATCAGGAATATCTGCTGATGAAGGAGAAGCCTTATGACTATTATCCGCAGGGAAGCCCATAGTCATATCTTTACTCTTTTTTACTCTTGTATCTTTAGTAGTGTTTATTGCTCTTACTTGAGCCAATTCTTTGCTTAGTCTTACTTCTTTTTGTCTTAAATCTTCTGTCATTTTATTCACCTTTAAGTTTAAAATCATCTAGTTTAATTATTCCTTGTGTTTTAACTAATATCTTTATCAATTCTTCTTTAGTTAATTCATTTAGTTGTTCTTCAAATGCGTTCATTAATTGAAGGTGGGTTGAATCAGCCAACATATTTTCGTAATCTTCATCAACATAATCTAAAGTATCTTCTTCTACATCTTTAATTCTGCCAAATTTATCTTTATCTGAACCACCGACTAGTTTAATTCTTCTTGGGTCTTGACCACCCTCTTTATGACTAAAGATGGTTTCATCTTTATCCTTACGGCTTTCTTTAATTATTTTTCTCCAAGTCATATTAATCATCCTCTTTTAAGACTTTAAGCAATCTGCGTTCTAATTCATCTAATGTCTTAGTACCGCCAAGCATTTTATTTTTCTGTCTAATAGCACTAAGTAATTCTTTCTCACTACCTTTAAATCCTTGACCATGACTAAATTCATCTCTAATTCGTCTAACTTCAACTTGTCTTTCGTGCCTTCTATCCATCTCTTTAAAGTCACCAAAAGCCATTTCATCTTCTTTTAGAATTATTTTCCATTCTTCCATTTTAACCAACTCTTCTTTCTGTTCTTTGGTCTACATTCTGATTTCCGGCATCTAAAGGTAATCCTGTGAGTCTCTTATCTGGCCCTTGTGCCATAGAGGGTTTATTTCTTGTGGTCGCAGGATTTTCTTGCGGAGTCGACATAGCCTGTTCTTGCATTTGTCCCATTTGCGAAGCATCAATGTTTGTTCCTGCATATGGGTCTGCTTCTGCCTGTTCTTCTCCTTCTGCCGGTTGTTCTTCTTCAACAGGCTGAGGTTTTTCATAAGTAAAGTTACCGTCTTCATCCATATCAACTTCAAATCCTAAATTTTTAATAGAGGCAGCAATATTAACTTCTATCTCTTTCTTTCTTAGTGAAGCAATTTCATCTTCTTCTTCACTAGGAGGAAGTTTCAAATCCCAATCAGTAATACCAAATTGCTTAATCAAGAAGGGGAATACATAATTGTTATATACATTTTGAGCCATTTGAACTGCCCTATTAGTAACAAGTATCTGCATACCTTCATTATTTAATCCTCCGCTTGTAGTATTGTCAGCCATGAAGACTTTACTTACACCATAAAACGCTGATATTCTATCTCTCAAATCATCTTTAACAGAAACATAATCCATTTCCTTTAGACTATCCATAAACTTAATCCATTCAACAGCCCCTTTACCATTTTCTGCTTCTATTCCCATAACAGGGATAAAATGAGGGTCAGTTTCCATTTTTTCTTTAACGGAACGCCAAAAAGTTCTCATAGATTCCATATTTCTAGTTTGTACTGCAAGCAAACCTTTAGGCATCCTACTCTTAGTATATGAAGAATTAACATAGTTTTCCATAGCAATTAGAGTAGTAATATGATTATATAGAGTAATAACAGGAGATAAACCATACAATCTAGAAGGACTATACTTACTAAAGTGTAAAACTTCACCCTTTAAGAAATACTGGTCTTTACCATTTACTCTATTAACATAATGAACAGGGGCTAAATTACCACCACACTCTTCACACATTTCATGGGCTTCAGCAGATATAATACTACGGTGATTGATACAAGTAAATCCTTTTGTGCCTCTTTGTCCTAATTCATCAGAATAAATAGCCATAGTAACGGGGTCGCCACGATATATTTCCTTGATACGGTGCATTCTTATCTTACCGTTACCATCTAAAAAGTATTCTTTGACTAAAACAATATAAGCATAA